GTAGTACACGATAGCTTTGGAACTCACGCTTCTGACATAGAAGAACTTGGAATTATTTTACGAGAAAAATTTATAGAAATCTATAAAGAGGATGTTTTACAAAGGTTTAAGGACGAACAAGAGAAAAATGGAAAAATAGATTTGACTTCCCCGGAAGGGTATGGTAAATTGAGAATAGAAGGAGTGATTGATGCAGAATTCTTTTTTAGCTAATGTAAATATTGAAAACGTAGGTCAAGGAATGATGAAGGTGGTTGAAGCATTACAGCCTTTTAGTAAGTCTGAACGCTGTGTCATTCTATGTAGTGTTTTCAACTGTATGTATAACAATAAACTCAGAAAGGATAGAACAATAGCAGAATTAATGAACATTGTAGATCGTATCAGAGTAGATTGTAAGGAAAAAAAGATTCCAGAATTCGGTGGTGCAGAAAACTATATCAAAGGAGAATTATAAAATGGCAGAAACTAAATTTCCCATGCACGTTTCACCAGTAGGTATAGCTTCATGGCCGTGGCTTAACAAGCCTGATGTACGCTTTGATGCTGACGGCATTTACCATGTTAAATTGGTAATGACTAAAGAGGAATCAAAGAAGATTGCTGCAGTAATCAAGCCTCTTATGAATGGTGGTAAGCACAACCCCTTGAAACCTGAGAAGGATGATCAAGGTAACAACACTGATAACATGGTGTGTCAGTTTAAGATGAAATCAGTGGTTAAATCCCGAAAGGGAGACTTTACTCAAGTTCCTGTCTTGCTCGACAAAGAAGGTCAGCGTATTGAGTCTACGATAGGTGCAGGTTCAAAGATTAAGGTTGCCTATCAAGCAGTGCCTTTTGATCAAGGTGGGGGTGGAGTAACTCTAAGACTCCGTAAGGTACGAGTTTTAGATTTGGTTGAGTATCAAGGTAGCACGAATGATGATCTTGAGTGGGGCGAGGAGTTCTCTCAAGGTGCGAATGACAAGGATGATGATGTAGATGGGGAGGACTTCTAAATATGCCTAGCTATGAGGACATCAAGCAGATGGAATCAGAGGAGGTGTATCGGAAGTTGATGGAATGTAAGCCTGAGGTAGTCCATAGACTTGTATCAGATTTGTACCAAGTATTACATACAGGTTCTTTTCCAGTTGATAATTTTTATACTGTGAAGACTACTTTAACAATGTTAAGGGGCTTACTGAGTGCGAGTGAGTTATATGGACAACAAGAAAATTAAAGTAACTCCGCACTGGAAGCATGGTATCGCTAGGGGGTATCGCTCAGGGTTAGAGTCGAAGATAGGTGAACAATTAAAAAGTGCCGAAGTTGAGTGGTACTACGAACCTGAGCGTATTCCCTACATACCTAATCAAAAAACTTATACACCAGATTTTTATTTAGTTCACAAAAAAGATTGTATCTCAAAAGCAGAAAGATATGGAATATACATAGAAACTAAGGGTAGGTTTTTAGCCTCTGATAGAGCTAAACACCTTTTAATAAAAGAGCAACATCCTGATCTAGACATCAGGTTTGTATTCACTAACCCAAACCAAAAACTCTATAAAGGATCGAGGACAACTTATGGACAATGGTGTGACAAGTATGGGTTTAAATACGCAAAAAAGGACATCCCCTCAGAATGGTTCATCAAATTGGGTGGGAAATGAGGCTTGTCCAAAATGCGGATCGAAGGATAATTTAGCGAGGTATGATGATGGACATGGTTATTGTTTTGGAGTGGATTGCGGTTACTATCAGCCTACTAGCAGTTCTGTTCGTAGGGTTCATGGACTTTCCGAATCCAATCCCGATAATAAAAAGAAATTTACTAACCTACTTCCGAAAGGACAATACAAAGATTTAACCAAAAGGAAAATCTCTGAGAAGACCTGTAAATTATATGGTTATTCTATTGGTAAGTATAATGACAAGCCTTGTCAGATTGCAGAATTTAAAGATGATCATGGTAACGTAGTAGGACAGAAGGTACGACTTCAAGGGAATGACTTCCGTACTCTAGGCGAAGTGTCTGGACTATGGGGTAAACACCTTTGGGGTACTGGTAAAAAGATAGTCATTACTGAGGGTGAAATAGATTGCCTCAGTGTAGCAGAGCAACAAAATTGTAAGTGGCCTACTGTCTCCATTCCCAACGGAGCTAAGTCAGCTAAGAAAGCCATACAGAAGGACTACGAGTGGCTTGTAGGAAACTTTGAAGAAATTATTCTCATGTTTGATATGGATAAACCGGGAATGACAGCTTCAAAACAGTGTTCCGAGTTATTCCCTCCCGGTAAATGTAAGATTGCCAAACTCCCAAAGAAAGATGCTAATGAGTGCCTTGTAGCTAATCAAGGGTCAAGTATTGTTAGTGCTATTTGGAACGCCTCAATCTCTAGACCAGATGGGATAGTAGCCGGAGAAGACACATGGGAGCTAGTGAATACTCCAATCAAACCTAGCGATCACGAATATCCGTGGATTGGACTTAATAAGAAAACTTTAGGAGCTAGAAAAGGTGAGCTTGTAACCTTCTGTGCAGGTACAGGTGCAGGTAAATCAACTACTGTCAAAGAGATTGCGTCTTACTTACTTAGTAAAGGTGAGAAAGTGGGTTATCTTGCTTTGGAGGAATCAGTAAGGAACGCAGCTCTGGACTTCATGTCGATTGAAGCTAATTCTATGCTCCACCTTCAAAATAATTTAGAGGAAAAATATTTGAGGGAAATATGGGAAAGAGTTTTTGCTACTGGCAGACTCTTTCTTTATGATCATTGGGGGAGCTTAGATGGGGATGTACTTACCAATCGTATTCGTTATCTTGTTCGCAGCTGTGGTGTGGATTGGATCGTGCTTGATCATATTAGTATCATGGTCAGTGGTCTCGAAGGAGGAGACGAGCGAAGACTTATCGACAATCTTATGACAAAGCTACGATCACTAGCAGAAGAACTTAATGTAGGAATGTTTATTGTCTCACATTTAAAGAGACCATCACAAGGAAAGGGGCATGAGGATGGTAAACAGATCAGTATCGGAGACCTTAGAGGGAGTGGAGCTATTGCTCAGCTCAGCGATTTTGTTATTGGACTTGAACGAGATCAACAAGGAACGAATGAAACTATCGTTAGAGTCCTCAAAGCGCGGTATAAGGGAAGTTCGACAGGCGTTGCAACCTGTTTATCCTATAGTCCAGAGTCAGGTAGACTCAGCGAATGTGCAATCCCAAATGAAGAAGACGATAGTGAACTTAACGAGCAAGATTTCTGATTTAGAAGAACGCTTTCCAACCGGAGATTTAAGATGAGCTTAGAACTCGTATTTGACATTGAAACGAATGGTCTATTAGATACAGTAGATCAAGTACACTGCATAGGACTAGCAGTAGTAGGAGCTAAGGCCGGTCAGTTGTATGCGAATCAGTCCGGGTTTTATGATAACGAGTTTGCTTCTTATGACTGCTTGGAGGATGCTTTAGAAAACATGAAGCGCGCTGAGAGATTGATAGGTCATAACATTATTGGTTATGATCTACCAGTTTTGAAGAAGGTATTAGGGTGGACTCCTAGTAAGAACACAGAGATAATTGATACCTTAGTTCTATCTAGACTAATACATACTGACCTAAAAGAATTAGACTCTAAGAATAGAAAGTTAGAGCCTAAGCTTTGGGGCAGTCATAGTCTTAAAGCTTGGGGTATTAGGCATGGTAATTTAAAAGGTGACTATGGCGAAACCTCAGATTGGTCTGAGTTCTCAGATGAGATGGCAGTCTATTGTCAACAAGATGTAAATATTACTATGGACTTGTACTATCATTTCTTAGAACAAGAATATAGTCAGGATGCTATGGAAATGGAACTCAAGTTTGCACAAATTATATCAAGACAAGAGCAACATGGCTTTAACTTTAATGTGAAGAAAGGACAAGAGCTATATGTTAATCTTCTTAAGGATAAAGAAAAGTTGGCTGAAAAATTACGGACTTCATTCGGCAGTTGGTATGTCAGTGAAGGAGAGTTTACTCCAAAGAAAGATAACAAGAAGCGAGGCTACACTAGTGGAGCACCTTTTACTAAAATTAAAACTGTGGAATTCAACCCAAATTCCAGAGACCACATATCGTCTAGATTGCAGAAGCTATATGGGTGGCTTCCTAACTCTTTCACTCCAAGTGGGAAACCAGAAGTAAACGAATCTATACTAAGTAAGCTTAGGTTTCCGAATTGCCAAGAGCTAAAGAAACATTTCTTAATCAGTAAGAGAGTGTCTCAATTAGCTGAGGGTGATAACGCATGGCTTAAATTAGAGAGAGATGGGAGGCTTCATGGTAGAGTCAACACTAATGGGGCTGTTACTGGTAGGTGTACCCATTCCTATCCTAATATAGCACAAGTACCGGCCTCTTATAGCCCCTATGGTAAAGAGTGTAGGACACTATTCACAGTAGGTAAAGGTAAGAAGCTAGTCGGGGTAGATGCAGATGGTCTTGAACTCAGAGCATTGGCAGGTTACATGAGTAGGTATGATGGGGGAAAGTATGTTAAGGCTGCAGTGTCGGGTGATAAAAAGAAATCTACTGACATCCATTCTATTAACATGAAAGCATTGGATATAGATAATCGCGATACTGCTAAGACATGGTTCTATGCTTTTATCTATGGTGCAGGAGACATGAAGCTAGGATTAATATTAGGTAAGGGATCAAGGGCAGGTAGAGCTTCAAGACAAAGATTCCTAAAGAATGTTACTGGACTTCAAACATTAACAACCAAAGTAAAGGAGACATACAGGAGAAGGGGCTATCTAATAGGACTTGATGGTAGGAAGCTACACATTAGGTCAGAGCATAGTGCTCTTAATACTTTACTTCAATCAGCAGGTGCGGTGCTTATGAAGAAAGCTTTAGTTATACTTGATGAGAAGCTTAAGTTCAGAGGCTTGAAAGCAGGTCAAGACTATGAGTTTGTAGCTAATATCCATGATGAATTCCAAATCGAGGTAGAAGAAAAATATGCAAAAGACGTTGCCGAAGAATCTGAGAGAGCGATCCGAACTGCAGGGGAATTCTTTGAATTTGGTTGCCCACTTTCCGCAACTGCGAAAATTGGAGAGACTTGGGCTGAAACCCATTAAGACAACCAAAGCTTTAATAGTATTTATGGAAAAAGATTTTCAAATGATGATGGGTAAGACAGGTATCAACCCATATAAAAGCACTGGTAAAGATCGTTTAAATTATTTAAAGTTTAACAATAATATTAGAAGGTCTTTCTTATGTTGGTTAAAAGAGTTTACTTGTGAGACCTGTAACTTCACTAACCCAACAAAGACTCTACACTTCCACCATGTAGACCCCAAGAGGAAACGTGGAAACATTTTTACAATGGTTGGGGGTAAGAACAAGATGAAACTATTTAAAGAAGTATTTAAATGTGTATATGTTTGTGAAAACTGTCATTTTAAAATTCACTCAGAAGAAGGAGGAATAAATGGGCAATACGAAATTATTAATAGACGGAGACATTCTTACATACAGAACTTGTTGGGCAGTTCAAACAGAGGTTCAATGGGATGATGACATTGTTACTACTGCTACTAATCTTAAGGAATTGGAATTCCAATCTAAGAATACTGTAGAGTATTGGAGAGAAAAATTTGAAGTAAAGAATAAAGAAAATATTACTATTTGTTTCTCTGACAGGACAAATAATTTTAGACGAAAAATTTTCCCCGAATATAAAGCTAATCGGAAAGGTAGTAAGAAACCTCTAGGGTACAATCATCTAGAAACATTTTTAAAGAAAGCTTACAATTCTTTTGTCCTCGATAATTGTGAAGCTGATGATGCCTTAGGGGTTCTTGCTACCAGTTATACTAAAAACATGAGGCCGATAATCATATCAATAGATAAAGATATGTTGACAATCCCTTGTGAATATTATAATATTGATACTGAGGAGGTACTTAAAATTAACAAGGAGGATGCAGACTTTCAATTCTTTCACCAAACTTTAACAGGAGACTCAGTAGATAATTACAAAGGGTGTCCGGGGATAGGAAAGAAAAGAGCTGACGCATTACTCAAAGAGAAGGGAGCAACATGGGAGACAGTATTAGATGCGTTTGTTAATGCCGGACTAGATGCAGATGACGCGTTAACTCAAGCTAGAGTAGCTAGAATCTTACGAGCTAGTGATTATAACTTTGGAAAAGAGGAGGTTATCTTATGGAATCCCCTATAACAGACAACAATGACATTGATGCGTACAGTTTAAATGATCAGTGGAAAGGTGGTAGTACCAACATCAGACCTAAGTATTACGCTAAGTATAAGATTGATCCGTGGACTTTTATTATAGAGAATCAATTAGGTATGGATGTAGGAAGTGTAGTTAAATATGTGGTTAGGCACAAGGATAAGAATGGTGTAGAAGACCTAAACAAAGCCATTAAATGTATAGAGATGATGAAGGAATATTATTACAATGAAAAAAGTTAATGAAATACCTGAAACACCACATGAAACACCAGTTTGTGACCATTTAGAGTATCTAATAGCTAATAACAATGTTCAGGTGGATGATTGTTATTTTGATGAACTGCATGGTATTGAATGTGGTTTTGAAGACGAAGAACAAACTGGTTCCACCTATCGGGAGAACGCAGGAGATGAATAAAGTTAGAGAGTTCCATGAGAAAATGGAGCTAGCAGTAGACCAACCATTCAGCAAAGAGCTACTTGAGTTTCGGATGAAGTTAATCTTTGAAGAAGTTCAAGAGCTTGCTGAGGTTGGTATGACATTAGAAACAAATTCTAATGAAACAGAACGTAGAGTTTTAATGCAAGATTTCTTAAAGGAAATGTGTGATGTCATTTATGTTATTAAAGGAACTGCCGTATCATTCGGGATGGACTTAGACAAAGCTTATGACCTAGTACATAAGAGCAACATGAGTAAGTTCCCATTTACTAAAGATGACAGTGGTAAAGTTATGAAAGGTAAAAACTATAAACCCCCTGTACTAGAGGAGTGTATATGAAATCAGTAAGAGCTGACATTATTACTAGACGTACATACAATAGACCCTTAGACCCTACCGGAGAGAGGTTTGAAACGTGGGAGCAAACAGTAGACAGGGTGATACATCATCAAGGGTGGCTTTGGGATAGAGCTTTAGGTAAACCAGAGACCCCTGAGTATACTGAAATCAGTGATGAGTTAAAAGAATTACGTCAACTTATGTTAGATCGTAAGGTGTGTGTTAGCGGTAGAACATTGTGGCTAGGAGGAACTGAGGTAGCTAAACGTAGGGAAGCTAGTCAGTTTAATTGTGCTCACTTAAAATTGGAGACTATACATGATGTGGTTGACTCTTTATGGCTCTTGTTGCAGGGATGTGGCGTGGGATTCACACCTGTTGTCGGAACACTATCGGGATTCACATCCCCAATCAAGGATGTCAACGTCATCCGTTCAAGAAGAACTAAGAAGGGAGGGCATGAAGGAAACAAAGAGACTTTCGATTCCGGGACTTGGACACTTACAGTTGGAGACTCCGCTGAGGCATGGGCAAAGTCTATCGGTAAAATTTTGGCATTCAAAGGGAAAGCTACAAGTTTCGTACTCGATCTCTCACAGCTCAGACCTGCAGGGCAACGGCTCAGTGGGTATGGATGGATCAGCAGCGGTGATGCTCCCCTCTCTAAAGCCTTCACAGCAATCGTTCAAATTTTAAATAAGAAGTCAGGTTCACTCTTAAGTAGAATGGACATCTTAGATATTATGAACTGGTTAGGTACTGTACTAAGTAGCCGTAGGTCAGCCGAGATAGCACTCATGTATTATGACAATCCAGAGTGGGAAGAATTTGCGAGGTCTAAAGATAATTTAGTAGAAACCCCACACAGAAGTCAGTCTAATAACTCCGTAGTATTTTGGAGAGAGCCTACAAAACCTGAGCTTGAACAATTCTTTAAGATCATGGAGGAATCAGGTGGGTCTGAACCGGGAATCATTAATGGTGAAGAAGCTAGAAGGCGCGCTCCGTGGTTCTCTGGTGTTAACCCTTGTGCTGAGATACTCTTAGGTAACAAGAGCTTCTGTAATCTATCTGAGGTAGACGTAGGGAAGTTCAAGAATGACAGTGATGGTTTAGCTAGAGCTATATATCTGATAGCTAGAGCTAATTATAGGCAGACTCTAGTTAATCTAGATGATGGTATTCTTCAACGTACTTGGCATGAGAACAATGAGTACCTCAGGTTATGTGGTGTAGGACTTACAGGTATAGTACGAAGACCAGACTTATCAGAGTATGACTTTAAGAAACTAAAGAACATAGCTATACATGGAGCTTACTCTATGGCTGATGAGTTAGGTACACAGAAACCTAAGAATGTTACTACCATTAAACCTAGTGGCACTCTGAGTAAGATCATGGACACTACTGAGGGGTGTCATAAACCTGAGGGTAAGTATATTTTTAACAACGTCAACTTTAGTATTAATGATCCCCTTGTTTCTAAGCTAAGAGAAGCAGGTTATCGTGTAGTTAATAATCCTGTTGATGAACATAATGTTATAGTTACTTTCCCGGTTGCATGGGAAGATATTAGATTTAGTCCAGACCCAAACTCAAAGGAGGAAGAAAGATATGTCAACATGGAGTCAGCCATTGACCAAATGGTTCGCTACAAATTTCTTATGGATAACTACGTTGAGCAGAACTGCTCGATCACTGTATCTTATACGAAAGATGAAATCCCATCTATTATTGATTGGATCAAATCTAATTGGTCTTCTTACGTTGGTGTTAGTTTTCTTCCCCGTATGTCTGAGGAGGAAAAGGCAGGATATGAGTATCTCCCCCAACAAGTTGTCAGCAAAGCAGTCTACGAAGAATATGTGGCACAACTTTCCGAGGTGGATTGGGAGAAGACGCTAGGCATCCATGAGCTTGAGGATGACGAATGTGCGAGTGGCGTATGTCCAGTAAAGTAGAGTGATTCATGGGTTCTGTAATTAGTTCATGCCTTTAGGAGACTTTTCAAAATGTCAAGATATACAAATGCAGAAGATTTAAATCATATTATAATTACTGATGGTTTACTTAAGGAATTACATGAAATGTTTCCAGACTCCTTACCCTCTAAATTGGTAAGTGAGCCTGAGCTATGTAAACTTATAGGTCAGCAACAAGTTATAAGGTGGCTTAAAGACAAACAAGAAGAAATAAAAGAAGCATCTTACAAGGGAGATAAGGTCAGTGTTAGAATTACTTAATATGTTAATGTGTATGGGTTCACCAAAGCCACCTCCACCTCCTCCCCCTCCAAAGCCGGCTCCACCTCCTCCAAGTCCTCCAGCTCCAATAGCAACGATTTCTACTCCGGCTACTGTAGCTAGTAAGACAGGTGGTAAAAATGTTGGAGCTACTAAGACTAAGATGGCTAGGAGAGCACAAGGTAAGTCTAGATTTAGACGAGACCTTAATAATGTAACAGCCCCCCCAACTGGATTAAACATAGGTTAATATGTGTGTATCTACTGGTAATAAGGGTCTTGATGTAGCTTTAGCTATAGGTGTTGGTGCAGCTACCGGTGGAATGGCAACTCCGGCCATGTCTGTGGGTTTAGGGGCAAAAACTGTGGGTATGTTTAGTGCTACTACTGCTTTTGGTATGTCTTCTGCTGCATTAGGGGCTATAGGTGGTGGAATAATGGGTGGAGTATCTTCTATGGCTATGTCTGCTTTAATGCCACAGCAACCGGCAGAATACCCCTACCCCCAATATGAACAAGAGCCTACTTATTCTTATTATTCACAACAAAATCAAATAACAGGATCAGGTGGAAGACAAGCACCGGCTCATTTAGCAAGAGAAATAAGACGAATAAAAACTACTAAAAATCAAGAACAACCTAGATCAGTAAGCTCTATTAATACCGAAACTTTTAGTGGAACAGGATTACAAATAGCATGATAGAAACAAGTAAAAGATACGGAGATTTATGTAGAAGGAGACAGAACTTCTTAGAAAGAGCTTGGGATGCTTCTGAATTAACCATACCTTTTATTCTACCTAGAAATCGAACACAAGATCATGATTTACCTACACCCTTTCAAGGCATTGGTGCTAGAGGGGTAAATAATTTGTCAGCAAAATTATTGTTGACTTTGTTTCCACCTAATTCGCCCTTCTTTAAATTTCAAATAGATGATTTTACCCTACAAGAACTACAAGCACAGAGAGCACCTGTAGAAGAAGCATTAAACTCTATGGAACGATCAGTCATGGATGAAGTAGAAGCTAAAGCTATGCGAGTTCCATTGAATGAAGCTTTAAGGCATTTAATAATTACAGGTAATGCGTGTATTCATGTTGACAAAGATAACGCTATGCGTGTCTTTCATTTAGATCAGTATGTAGTAAGGAGAGACCCTCAAGGTAAGATGCTTGAGATTATAGTCCATGAGAAGATGAGCCGACAGTTATACATGGACATCTTTGGTAAGCTTCCCCCTAAAGAATCAGGTGATAGGGATAAGGCTGATGAAAAAGAACTTAATCTCTATACTGTAGTCACAAGAAAAAATAATCAAATTCATGTTCATCAAGAAGTTAATGACATGAAAATTCCTAATACCGATTCTACATATCCAATAGACAAGAATCCGTGGTTAGCCTTGAGGTTTTCTTCTATTGATGGGGAGGATTATGGTAGAGGATTTGTAGAAGAATACTTAGGTGACTTGAGAGCACTTGAAGGATTAAGTAAAGCTATCCTTGAGGGTTCATCAGCCGCGGCTAGAGCTATCTTTCTAGTCAGACCTAATGGAACTACCAAACTAAAAACAATATCACAAGCTCCTAACTTAGCGGTAAGGCAAGGATCAGCAGAAGATGTTACTGTCTTACAAATGCAGAAGTTTAATGATTTCAGAGTAGCTCAAGAAACTATAGGCACTACAGAGAGAAGACTAGCTGCCGCCTTTCTGTTAAATCAAAGCGTACAGAGAGATGCAGAGAGAGTGACGGCAGAGGAAATACGATTTCTCGCTAATGAACTAGAGACATCTTTAGGTGGTATTTATAGTCTTCTCTCACATGAACTTCAGTTACCGCTTATACATAGAATTATAGCCGTTCTAGAAAGAGAAAAGAAACTTCCAACATTACCTGAAGATTCTGTAGAACCAGTAATTATTACAGGGTTTGAAGCGTTGGGTAGGGGAAATGATGCTAATAAACTAGCCACATTTTTACAAACTGCAGCTAAAATATTAGGCCCGGAAGCGGTAATTACTTATACTAATATTAGTGATGCCATGAAAAGATTAGGAACTGGTTTTGGTATTGATATGAAAGGTTTGATTAAAACACAAGAAGAAGTACAACAAGAACAACAACAAGCCCAACAAGCACAGATGCAAGCACAACAAGCAGTTGCTGCTACTCCAAATGCTGTGACTCAAGGAGGCGAAATGATTAGGGAGCAAATGAATGGCAACCAAAGACAAGAAGCCTGAACGAAACGTAGTTTCTAAGGCTGAACTAAAGGAAGTAGTAAAAGAGCGTGATAAGATTCTTGAACAAAAAGCTGCACAAGTAGGGTCATCTGGTGGGATGCCATCAACCTACACAAAGATCAAGCTCAGTAGCGGTGCAATTTTAGAAACGTATGGGGAAGGTTATGGCAGAGCAAATAACAGTAAGTAGTGATAATCCTGATATGTCAGCAGAGGAAGCTCACAATCAGGAGATGTTGAGTAAGGTTGAAGAAGTAGAACATGGGATTGATGGAGTTCAACCTACAGAACAACCAGACGATAAGTTTGGTGGAGATTATGAAAAGCTTAAAAAGAGCTATGAAGAACTCGAAAGAAAATTTCATGCACCTGAAGAAACTCAGCCTGACTTTGAAAGGTCAGAAGATTTAAGTATTCCAGAAAAATCAGATGTTCCATTTGACATGGAAGCTCTTACTAAAGAATACGCTGAAACTGGTGGTTTAACTGATACAAGTTATAAAACCTTAGCTGAGGCAGGGATAAGCAGAGACTATGCAGACACATATATTGCAGGAGTAAAAGCCTTAGGTGAGCAAATAGGTAATCAAGTTAAGACTTCTGTAGGTGGTGAACAAGAATATTCGTCAATGGTAGAGTGGGCTAAGACTAACTATACTGAACAACAAATACAAGTTTATGATCAAGCTGTTAATAGTGGTGACGTTAATACTGCTATGATGGCTGCGAAAGGATTAAGGGCAGATTATCAAGCATCTGTCGGCAAAGAAGGCACAACTTATGGAGGAGAATCTCCATCTAGCGTAACATCTGACAACGCATTTAGAAGTAATGCTGAAGTAGTTAATGCTATGAGAGACCCTCGATATGAAAGTGATATGGCATATCGTCAAGATGTGCTAGATAAACTAGATAGGTCAGATATATTTTCTACTGGTACTATCTAAGCTAGTTTCTATTTACAAGTAAACAAGACCTGCTGAGGTAGATAATCTTAGTTGAAAGTTAAATAAAGATACAGCAAAATATTTTTATTAACTTTAATTAAAGGAGTTTACTATGGGTGTAACAGCTACAACTGCACCGGCAGTAACAATGACTCGATCTGGTCAAGCGAACTCCACAGGATCATCAACTGCGTTATTTCTAAAAGTATACGCAGGTGAAGTCCTGACAGCGTTTGAGCAAGCGAGTGTAACAATGGACAAGCACGTTGTCCGATCTATTAACTCAGGTATTAGTGCTCAGTTTCCTCTAGTTTGGAAAACTGCTAGTACCGAATATGCGTACATCAATGCTAGTGGTAACACTGGTACAGCAGCTAACAAGCTTGATGGTACAGCTATCAACAAGAACGAGAAGGTCATCTCGATTGACGGCTTGTTAATCGCGGATCACTTTGTCAATAATCTTGATGAAGCTATGAACCATTATGATGTACGATCCATTTATGCTAAAGAGGCAGGTATAGCTCTTGGTACTCAATGGGATAAGAACATTCTACAGCAGGGTGTTCTTGGTGCTCGATCCTCTACGCTCGTAACGAGTGGTAATGGTGGATCAGTTCTAACGGCTGCAGGGTATGGTACTACTGGTTCTACCCTAGCTGCAGGTATGTTTGATGCAGCTCAGAAGTTAGACGAAAACAATGTACCTGAGAATGATAGGTATATGTTTGTTAAACCGGCTCAGTATTATCTGATGGCCGAAACTACTAACGTCATCAACCGGGATTGGGGTGGATCAGGAACGTACTCAGAAGGTACTGTCTTGAAGGTTGCAGGTATTAACATTGTTAAGACCAACAACTTGCCTACTACCAACATCACTGGTGGAACTGTTACCACACATGAAGGTAACTTCTCTACTACTGTTGGACTTGTTATGCACAAGTCTTCCGTTGCTACAGTTAAATTAATTAACTTGGCAGTTGAGACAGAGTATGACATCAAGCTTCAAGGTTGGTGGATCGTAGCGAAGTATGCTATGGGTCACGGATTTATTAGACCTGAAGGTTGTGTTGAGCTTAAAACCTCATAATACTTGGGGAGTCTGGAATTAATATGTTAAACCGAGAGGTTGTCGCAACTATTATTCTAGGCTCCCTTTTTTTTAATTTAGGAGACAACAATGGTTGATACATCACGCACAGTTGCGGATTTAACAACTAACTTATTTCAGAATGGTCAAGCAGCAGGGTCTATAACACCCCAAGACTTGCGTGATTTTGTTGAAACTACTCAGGCTAAACAAGGTAGTATTTATATATCAACACCTTCCTCTACAAGTATAGCTTCTGCCGGGACTTATTTAGAAGGTGCAGGTACTTATACTCTTAGTACAGCTCCAACTGCTAATGAGTTTGATATGAATACTAATGCAAGACTTAGGTATACAGGAACACCTACAGTAAACTGTATGTTCATGGCCTCTGCTTCATTAGAGATAGACACATCAGCAGTTAACAAAGAGTTTGCAATAGCGTTGCATAAGAACGGAACACTTATCACAGGAACAAAGATGGTAGGTTTCTCTCCGGCAACCACAGTTAATTCAGTTAATATAACTACAATGGGTTATGCTTCTATGGCAACAAATGATTATATTTCAATCTTTGTAGCTAACATAGATAGTACCGATAATTTAACTTTAAGAAATGCTCAGTTAATGGGCATGAGTTTGGTGACTTAAATGTCTTTTATATCTACTACTCCCATCACAGAATTAGAAGCAGTTAACATGATGTTAGCAGCTATAGGTGAAGCTGCAGTATCTAGTTTAGAAACTGTAACTACTGTAGAAGTAACTCAAGCAAAGAATTTACTATCAAATATTAATCGTGAAGTTCAACAAAAAGGTTGGCACTTTAATACTGAATGGGATGTAAGTTTAAGTCGAGATGCAGATAACAGAATACCGATTGGATCAAACACCCTTTCTATCCATGTAGAAAATAAGTTAACTACCATTAGAGGTATAGATGGAGTTATGTACTTGTATGACTTGGATAACAACAGGTTTACTTGGACATCTAATTTAGATAATGCTGTAACAATATCATTATTAGACTTTAAGAATACTCCTCAATCTTTGAGACAATATGTGACTGCTAAAGCTTCTAGAGTTTTTCAAGAAGAAATTATTGGACAAATATCTGCGGAACAAATTAATAGACAAGAAGAACAAGAAGCTTATGCTGATTTGTTAGATGATGAAGCAGAACGAGCCGGCTTTAACGTAGGATATGGAACATTAGACATGGTGAATATGACTAAGACCTATAGGAAATTATGGTAAATGCCACTTATTACAGAACAAATAAGCAATTTAATAAATGGAGTTTCACAACAACCTCCTAATATTAGATTAGCTTCACAATCAGAAGTTCAAGAAAATGGAATGTCTACTGCTGCTGAGGGCTTAAAGAAAAGACCACCCTTAGAGCACGTTAAAAAAATAAATGAACACACTGATACTGATTCGTATATTCACTATATTAATAGAGATGAAACAGAACAATACATAGTTAAGTTAACTTCAGATCAGTTTGATAGTTCCTTTGCTACTGATTTTACTCAGGCTAATTTGACTATTACAGATTTAGAAGGTAATTCTAAAACTGTTTCTGGATTTACAGGGGATAACAAAACTTACCTTACTACGTCTGATGCTAGAGATAATCTACATTTATTTTCGATTGCTGACACAACTTTTATTGTAAATAGAACAAAGACAACAGCTAAAACTTCAACACTAGGAACTACTAGAAATCCTGAAGGTCTCATATTTTTAAAGCAAGCTACTAATGCAGCAACTATGACTGTATATGTAGATGGTTCTCTTGTATCTACTGTAACTTCTAGTAATGATGCTACTACACAGATTGATGATATAGTTAGTGATCTTACTACTGCTATAGGTTCTACCTTTACTATTACTAAGTTTGGTAGTAGTAATGTTCATATTACAAGACAGAATGGAGCTGATTTTACATTACACTGTAATGCACCTGAAGGAAATCTAATTGCTATTAAAGATTCTGTAGTAGATTTTACTGAATTACCCTCAAGAACTAAAGATGGCTTTACTATTCGTATTACAGGAGAGCCTAACAGTGGTGCAGACGATTACTGGATTAAACATAATAACTCCTCAGATGAAGATGTAGGTGAATGGGTAGAAACTGTAGAACCGGGATTAGCTAATACTATTGATCCTGCTACTATGCCCCTTAAATTAGTAAGGACAGCAACTAATACATTTACTTTAAGTCAAATTACATGGACACAAAGAGTAGTAGGTGATGAAACTACAACTCCTGACCCAAGTTTTATTGGGCAGAAAATAAATGATATGTTTTTCCATAAGAACCGATTAGGATTCTTAGCCAATGAAAATGTTATATTGTCTGAGTTGGGAGAACACTACAATTTCTACGCTACAACTGCTACAGATGTTTTAGACACAGATATAATAGATTTAGCTGCACCTTCTACTGAAGTAAGTATTCTCCATCACGCTATACCTTTTAATGAAAACCTCTTATTGTTTAGTGACTTTGCTCAGTTTAGGTTATCTGAAGGTGCTGCCGGTGGGCTTACTCCGGCAACCGCAAGATTAGCTTTAGTTACTTCTTATGAACATGATAAGACTGTTAAACCTGTTGTCAATGGTCGTAAAGTTTATTTCTCAGATGAAAATGATGGTTTTTCGGTTGTTCGTGAATTTGGAATTATTGAAGATTTACAAGAAGAAACGGCTGAAAATATAACTTCTCATGTTCCAAGTTATATAAAAGGTCGGGGGTTTAATATAATCCCTCACGACGATTTTCTATTTATTCTTTCAGATCAAAATATTAATGAAATATTTGTATATAAATTCTTATTTCAAGATGGAACTAGAAAATTAAGCTCTTGGTCTAAGTGGACATTTAAACCAGAAGAACAAGTTATAGGATTACAAACTATAGATTACATGGCTTATTTTGTTGTAGTTAGACCTGATGGAACTTACCTTGATAAGATGTCATTACAAGATGCAAATTTAGTTGGATTAACCGAATCAAATACTCAACTTTCTTTTAAACCACATTTAGATAGACTGACATCAATTCAAGGGTCATATAATGCCGGTACAGATAAAACTACTTGGACATTACCTTACCCTGATGACTTTGGTTCTACCTTTAGGTTGATCTACAGTGCAGAGTGGGAGGGTAAAAGAGGTGGACAGGTACAAGGAGTCTCACAGACTTCTCCTACAACTCTTACAGCTACAGGAGACTTCTCAGCTTACTCAGTATGGGTGGGTAAAGAGTATCGCTTTTTGTATGAGTTTACAGAGCCTACTATTAAAACACAAGTTGCAGGACGAATGAGTTCACTTTCTGGTGGCATATTAAAAATTAGAAAATTTAATATTAATTACTTTAAAACTGGTTTTTTCAGGATGCAAATTACAGCTCCGGGTAGAACGGCTTTTGACCATATTTTTACTGGAAGAATACTTGGGTCTCCGCTAAATAAAGTGGGTGAAGTTCCTTTTGAAACCGGTAATTTTAAACGACTGATACTTGCTGATGCTAGACGTTTAAAAATAGAACTTATTTCTGATTCGTATTTACCATGTGCGTTTACAGGGGCTGATTGGGAAGGGAATTATGTGGTTAGGTCTATAAGTAGGTCTAATTATAGACAAGGTAGTTTGGGGTAAACTGAGGAGAGTAGAATGTCTTTGGTAAAGTTTGAAGATTATGTAAAGCCTCACCATAGAAAAAGCAAACTTTTAGACGTTGTAAACTTGTCTCCACAACTTAGGGAGGCTGATAAAAGAGAAGTAGAAACTTTAGGTTTAACCTCCGAAAAAGCTTTATGCGTGGGATATTTACAAAGTTCAATTTGTAGAACTATTGTGAATGGACATGGTGATCCAGTTGCTATGTTTGGTGTTGTTCCGTCTGATGAACAATCAGGTATTGTATGGATGCTAGGTAGTAATTTATTATTAGATATTAAACAAGTATTTTTAAAACAATGTAAGCAAGAAGTAATCAAACTAAATAACATATACCCACTTTTATATAATATAATTGATAGTCGAAACACTTTACATATCAGATGGATTAAATGGTGTGGCTTTAAAATTATAGGAAAAACAATGGTAAATAATATTAAATTTTATGAATTTTGTAGGATAGCTCATGTGTAGTACAGAAGCAGTTATGCTCGGTGGAAAAATAGTAACAGATATTCAAAAAGAAAGACAGGGTGTTGCTGCTAGTACACTAAGAGCAAATCAACAACACAGTGCCAATCGAATACAATCTGCACATATAAGAGAATCTCTTAAACAAAAATTAGTTTCATCTTTAAAGCAAGAAGCACAAGAAGCTGTAAAGACAGCTAAAAAAGTTGAGAAAGCTTCTCGTCAAGGTAGAGCTGAGTATGCAAGTATTATTGCTCAAAACCCCTTTCAATTTGATAGTAATAATTTAGAATATTTATTAAGGGATTCTCAACGTAGAGAAGCAGAGACCAAATTTTCTATGAATAGAAATTTAGCTACTTTAAAATCACAGTTAGCTACTGGAAGACAAGTAAATATTTACAATACAGGTGCTCAACTTGCTTCATTACCTATTCCAGATGCTTTTGGTGGTAATGTTAATTTAGCTATTTTAGGTGCTATTGGAAAACATGGGGATGCTATTAAAGACGAATATGACAAAATGTCTAGTGGAAAGGAGGCTTAATGGCTACTATTGATGCCTTACGATCTTCTAGAAATATTCCTGAAGACATTACTTCCATATCTCCTGATCCAGTGATAGCAACTACTAGACCGGGCATACAGTCAGTAACTGCAGCGGATCAGTTAGTTAAATCATTAGCAACATTTAGCGAAGGTGTAGGTACTTTATATGAACAAACTAAAATAAAAACTATAGAAAAACAGAAAAAACAAGCTGCTTTGTTAGCTAGATTAGAAGAAGACCTACCTGATGGATATTATAAAGAAGGTATAAAAGAATATGATACTGCTAGAGGAGATATGCAGGGAGAGGCAATTTCACAAATTTTACAAGTTGCGGAATCCTCACTAGTTTCGCGTATTGAACGTGAAGGTGGCGATATGTCTACTAGAGTTTTAAGATATTCTTCTTTATTAGATGGTATTATAGAGAATAAAGTGGCTGAAGTAGGGGGTGCTTCTTCTGAATTTAAAATAGCTATGATTAACGCTATCCAATCTACTAAAGATAAATTAGAAAATAACTATGTAGCACAAGTTAATAAACAGTTTTCAGACGAACAAAAAACAACGCTTAGGTCTCTAATTTCTAATAATATTAGAAAGAAAAAAGATATGAGGTTACTTGAGCAAACTGTCAATGACAAAGGTGAGGTTATTTCAGAAAAGTCTAGACTATCTTTAATTCAATTACAAGATTATAACGAGTTTATTAGAAAAGGATTAAGAACTACTAAATTTACTCAATCAGAACTTAGGGGGATTTGGCTTGAAAGAATTCAAGAAATTGCTTTATCAGGAGTTGACTCAGTTGGAGAGCCTATTCCTGAGGTTTTAAATCACATCTACACCGCAGACCCATCAGGATTTAAATTAATTTATGATTCTGAGTTTGGTGGAGCAGCAGAAAAAGCACAGATTTCATCTAATAAAGCTTACATTACTTTTCACGAAACTAAAGATAAAGTTTCAGCAGCAAAGCTTTTGGCTTTTCAAAAGAAAAATGCTTCACTTTTACTGACTAAGATGATAAAAAGTCATCAAGACTTAAAAACACCACCAAAAGATTATTTAAGTGAAATAGCTGCTTTAGCTGAAAAAGATGGTCTGAGGCTCAAAGACATGACTACTCTTAGGACAGCCAATGCTGCATTTTTAAAAGGAGGATGGACAGGGGATGGTGGTGTATCTTATAGAAAACTTATGAAAGCGGTTCAAACTAGAGATGCAGAAATTACACATGATGTCATCCAAGAACATTTAGATGCTAAGTTAATTAATCCTGATGAATATGCAGATTTAAATACAAAATTTAATTCCTTTTATAGTGCTGCCGCTAAACCTTATGCTAATGCTATATATCAACATAGAAAAATGTTGGGCAAACTATTGAAAGACCCTGAGTTTACTCATACTCCCGGCGATAGGGAACTAAATCTAGCACGAACTGTTCCTGCTTATAATGAATTAACTGAAGTAATGTCGGATACAACACAAAAATTAATGGAGCAAGGTATCAACTTTGCTTCTAGTGAATTCTTAGATTCTTGGAATAGTATTGTTTCTGAGCACGTTCAACGAATTGGGAATATAGAAGAATACAGACCTAAAAAACCAGATATAGTAATAGAAACAAAGAATCAAAGAAATAGTAGTAGTCTAATTCCGCAGTGGCTAAAAGATTTGCTTTCGGGTGATGATGAGAAGGGAGAATAGCTTTGACTATTGATAAAGAAGAAAGTGGTTATATTGAAGAAAGAATTACAGCTAATAATCCTAAGACAGACCTTGTTCAAAATACCAGAAAACAAGTGGAACAAAAGAATGAAGAAATAAATAAAGGTTTTTGGAATGATGTTGAACAAGGTATTGGTGAGATTCCGTGGGCTGTTACTGGTGGTGTATCTGATTTTGGAAATGAAATGTGGAAGTTTTTGGGATTGGATAGTGCCTCTCAATGGATAAATGATAGATTACCACATGGAGTTAAAGAACTCTCAGATGACTTACGAGGACACCCAATAGATGACACTCCTTTTCCAGTTATTGAAGAACAAAAAAGCACTACTGGTACATTAATAAGAGGAACAACACAGTTTCTTACTGGATTTATACCAGTATTGGGGCAAGTAAATAAATTAAAGTGGGTACAAAAAGGTGGTAAACTTAGACAGTCTATTACAAAGGGTACTGTTGCCGGTGCTCCTGTTGACTTTGCAGGATTTAATCCTAATGATCCTAATGCTGCTAACTGGCTTGGTTCGAAGCTTGACGCGCATCCTCAACTGCAATCTTTGGTTTTGGATTATCTTGGAACTAACGTGGATGACCCAGCCGCCTTCAATCGTTTTAAAAATGCTTTTGTTGGGGCTGCCATTGGTATCGTGGCAGAACCGCTAGTTACTGGTGGGTTTAAAGTAACTGCAGCTACGTTTGAAAAAATGGCAGAAGCTATGAGAACGTGGAAAATTAATAGAGCTAGGGAGCGTGGAAAAAAAGACTTAGGAATTAGCGAAGAAGAATTAGGAAAAATTACTAGCAAAGATAAGGCAGACAATTTAAATGCGGAATCAGATTTACCTGATGCTCCTGAGATACCGGAGACAGAAGCACTTGAAACTCGATTAAATGAAAACTCTGTAAACACTGCTTTAAGTAGAAAAAAGAATAAACTCAGCACACCAATGGAACAGGCAGGTAAAAGTGCAGGGAAAGAGGAGAATTTTAAAGAGTTAGATTTCGAGGGAGATACTCTACATTATGGTTCTGGACAAGATGGAGCACAAACAACAAGTAAAGGAAAACCGATTCCTAGAAACCCTGATAGTGATTTTTTAGATACAGTTACAAAGGGAGAGACTACTCATTATGATCCTAATTTTAAATCTAGTTCAGATCGTAGTGTGTTAGGCCAACAAAATTATAAAACAGTTATATCTAATTTTGTACTAAATGTTATAGCCGGAGCTAAGAATCGAACTCAGGCTATGGTTGATATGGCTTCTTCTATGGCAGATGATGGAGTAGGGTACATTTCTGTTAGAAGCGATAAAGACATAAATGCAGCTAAAAAAGATACTTGGAAAGAATTCACTGAAAATAAACCTGAAGATGGTTACAGAGTTCCAAATAGAGGAACAGAGAACTTTCAAAAGGGGTTTACACCGGAGGAGCTTGAAGCTTTAGCTAAAGAACATTTTGATGAAGTTACAATAATAAAAACAAAAGATGGAAAAGTTGCTACTGTTAAGGTAAGTAAACCTAAAAGATTTGATGAACGGATAAGAATTCCGAAGCCTAAGTCAGAAATGCCTAAAGTATTTACGGACAGAGGAATTCAATCTCCATATCTTAAAGTAAGACCAGATGATCTAGAGGAGCTAACTGAAGCTCTTATCAATGAAGACTTCAGAACAACAATAGAAAAAACTGATATTAACTTTGATAATATTAAAACAACTGAAGATGTTAAAGCTGCCTTAGAGACAGTATCTAATTTTGGTGGAGCAAGTAAAGAGAGAGTAACTCAAAAAGAAACACAAGAATTAGCTGATCACGCAGGAACATCTATTAAAAATATTAATGAACTCTACCTCTCAACTAAAGGTCTTGATGCCAAGATTTTAGCAGCTAGAAGAATGTTAGTTCGTTCTGCTGAACACATGGTTGAACTAGCAACTATCGCTAGAGAGTCTGGAAAAGCTTCTGATGCACTTGCAGTTAGAAAGCACGTTTTTATACATCATGGAATACAAGCAGAAGTTTCGGGAGTAAAGTCTGAGGTAGCTAGAGCATTAAACGCTATGAAAATAAGTGCTAAAGGTGCAGATGCTCGTTTAGCTCAAGTAGATGCTCTTGTAGCTTCTTTTGGTGGTAGAGATAATCTAGACAAATTTATTTCTACAATTCACCACTTATCTAAAGAAGAAAACAGTGCGTTCAAGCTTGCACAGTTTGTTAAGCGTGGGTGGAAGGCTAGAACTATGGATGCTGTTTTAGAAGCATATATTACAGGTCTTTTATGGAATCCAAAAACACAAATTGTTAATGTGATTGGTAGTGCTAGTGCTTCTATTTTAGGTGTTATGGAAAGACGTTATGCAGAACATATAAATCCTGAGACTAAACGATTTGGTTTTCGTAGACAAAAAGCTGATGGCAGTGGAGATGGAAGGATAGTTATGGGTGAATCCCATGCTATGTTAGTCGGACTTAAAGCAGGCTATCAAGAGGCCTTGTCGTTAGCTATGAAAGCGTGGAGAACCGGTAATCCTTCTGATAGGTTTGTTAAAACAGATACCTACAATATTTATGAAAAATCCATGTCAGCCTCTAATTTAGATTTAAGAGGACAAATGGGTAGGATTGCTGATTGGTTAGGTAATAAACTTAGATTGTCTACTAAACTGTTAATGAGCACTGATGAATTTTTTAAAGCAATTAATTATCGTATGCACCTACATTCACTTGCTCACCGCAGAGCTTCTAATTTAGAACTAAAAGGTAAGGATTATGAGGATGCTGTAGATGCTATTATAAGAGACCCTGAGGTAGACCTTCATATGGAATCTCTAGATATGGCACGATATAATACCTTTACAGAAGATTTAGCTCAAGGGTCTAGAAGTCAAAAGATTCAACAATGGATTGAAACAGACTACGAACACCCCGGAGGTGTCCTTTTAAAAGGAACACTAAAATCCTATATACCCTTCTTTAGAACACCGGTTAATCTTGTTAGGTTTGCAGCAGAACGAACCCCTGCTATGAGGTGGTTTAGTAAACGCCTTAGTGATGATTTAAATTCTAAAGATTTAGCTAGAGTACAAATGGCTAAAGCTAAGATGGCTACAGGTAACATGATAGCTATTAATATGTTAGGACTAGCTGAATTAGGGCTTATTACTGGTGCTCCTCCAACTGATAGGGAACTTAATGCTAATCAACGGAGAGTAGGGTGGAAACCTTATTCTATTGTTATTCCACATCAACTTAATCCTTTTAGTGATGTTGATGTTTATGTTCCTTATAATCGTCTTGATCCTGTAGGATTATCTATGGGTTTAATGGCAGATTATTGGCAAGGTGGTATTATGTTAAAGAATGGAATATCTAGAGGAATGGATGAAGGTTTGCATGATCTAGTTATGGATGATTTAACAAATGCTGCAGGAATGATAACTCTTGCGATAGTACGAAATCTTGAAGACAAAGCTTATATGCAAGGAATTTCTAATTTAATGGGTCTTTTGGGTCAAGACCCACAGAGAACGGCTGAAAAAGTAGCTAAAGACATGGTTAAAATAGTGCCTCCAATTTCTTTTGCATCAGCATTTGTTAGAAGTATATCTAGAACTATTGATCCAATTCGTAGAGTTGATGATGATGCTAATTTATTTACTGAAATTCGGAATACAATCTATAAAAATGTTCCGTGGATGAGTAAGACCTTAGCTCCTCATAGAGACTTAGAAGGTAATGTAGAATTTTATCCCGGTAATGGAACAAATATATTAATGCGTGGTTTTAATAATATGGTAAATCCTATAACCCCTTCATCTATTACCAAGAGTAACGTGGATAGAAAAGTACAAGAGTTAAAAGTTGACCTAACAGATATGAGAACTGTCAGAACTGTGGAACTTGATGGTGTTACTCTTACTTTATCTAATGACCAAATAGATGTTTTTAGTAAAACATGGGGTAAACTGAATAAACAACTTAACATGGGTAGCGTTGCTTATAATACAAACAACAAGTTAGATAATCAAATAAATTTAAAAGAGAGTTTATTAGCAAATAAAAATACTGCTAAAAAAATGTTATTTGATAAGTTTCCAGAGCTAAGACAAAAAGCTCAAGAATTAAAATTTCGACAAGATAATGAAAAGATTGAACATGAATCTCCTTTATATGAGGTGTTTAGATAACTATGGCTAGAGCAAAAGATGTATACACAGCAGATGGTAGTACACAATCATTTGCAGTAACCTTCCCTTTTATAAGTAGAAGTCATGTAACTGCTACTGTTAACGGAGCTTCTGCTACTTTTACTTGGGTAAATGACGGACAGATTACTATCAGTTCACCTACAGTAGTCAATACAGATAAAGTAATTATTCAAAGAGCTACAAGTGATACAGTTAGATTAGTCGATTATGTAGATGGGTCTAACCTTACTGAGTCAGATTTAGATTTAGATTCTAAACAAGCTTTCTATATGTCTCAAGAAGCTCTAGATGAACGCGATAACCATCTAGCTATGGACACTAGTGGGGCTGATAGTTGGGATGCACAGTCTAAAAAGATTACAGACCTTACCACTCCTACGGCTGCTAATGATGCTTCTAATAAATCTTATGTAGACGCACAGATTGACACAAGTACAACCAATGCTGATAACGCTGCTGCCTCGGCTACGGCCTCTGCTACGAGTGCAACGGCTTCGGCTACGAGTGCAACCGCCGCTGCTACCAGTGAAACTAATGCTGCTACTAGTTATGATAATTTTGATGATCGGTATTTAGGTCAGAAGTCGAGTGATCCTAGCGTTAATAATGATGGAGATGCGTTACTTACAGGTGCACTCTACTATAATACATCAAATTCGGTAATGATGGTCTACTCTGGATCAGCTTGGCAAAGGACTACGCCAACATCCTCAGATCAGACTAACATTAATAGTACAGTTTCCAATGCTACAAATATTAATACTGTGGCAGGATCAATAGCTAACGTCAATTTAACTGGTGGTTCAATAACAAATGTAAATACTGTAGGCACAAATATAGCCTCAGTTAATACTTGTGCCGGTGACATTCAAGATATAATTGATACGGCTGCTGATCTAAATGAAGCTGTTTCTGAAATTGAAACTGTAGCTAATGACTTGAATGAGGCTACCTCAGAGATTGATACAGTAGCCACCAACATTACTAACGTAAATAATGTTGGAAACAATATAGCTAACGTAAATACAGTTGCAGGGGTTTCGGCTAACGTCACGACTGTAGCCGGAGTTGCTGCAAATGTTACTACTTGTGCCACAAATAATGCAAACATTACTACAACTGCAAATAACATTACAGGAGTTAACAGTTTTGGAGAGAGGTATAGAGTATCAGGAACTGCGCCCTCTACCTCACTAGATCAAGGTGATTTGTGGTTTGATACCGCAAATAACGAGCTTAAGAGTTATGGTGCATCATGGCAATCGACAGCTCCTAGTGCAGCAGATCAAGCCAATATCAATATAGTTGGTGGTGAGCTAGTCTATGAGGAAGACTTAGGTTCTATTGCAGATGCTCTTACGTCTACCTCTGGAAATAATATTTCAGATGTTGCAGATGGCATGACCAATATTAATACTGTTGCCGGTTCAATAGCAAATGTTAATACAACTGGAACCAACATAGCCAACGTAAATACAGCGGCCACAAATAATAGTAATATCACAACTGTTGCCACAAACATAGCAGATGTCAATTCATTTGCAAATAGATATAGAATAGGTGCTTCCGATCCTACTACTAGTTTGGATCAGGGTGATCTTTTCTTTAATACCACTACAAATGAATTAAAAAATTATAGTACAGCTTGGAAAAATACTACGCCATCTGCAGCAGATCAGCTAAATATTGATATAGTTGCAGGTGAATTAGTCTATCAGGAAGACCTAGGATTAGTAACAGAGGCACTTACAACTACTACTGGAAATAATATTTCTGACGTAGCAGATGACATAGCAAATGTCAATACAGTAGCCGGTATTTCTGCAAACGTAACCACTGTTGCCGGAATTAGTAGTAACGTAACAAGCGTGGCAAATATTTCCGCAAACGTCACTAGCGTGGCAAATAACGAAGCTAATGTTAATAGGTACGCTGACGAATATACCATAGCATCTTCAGCACCGGGTAGTCCTTCTGAGGGCGATCTTTGGTATGATTCCACAAACAACGTCCTTAAATATTATACAGGTTCAATTTTTGCTTCAATAGCGGCAGGTATTAGTGATGTAGTTTCAGACACCTCACCGGCTTTAGGTGGGAATTTAGATTGTAATAATAGAAACCTCACCGAGTGCGGTACTGTATCTGGTGATAATTTACAAATTGATTTTGGGAGTATAGCATAATGGCAAAAAAACTTCAATTACGAAGGGGAACGACAAG